GATGATTTATAATTATTTATTCTAGCAGAATCTCCTGAGTGATCAACTGATCCGGAAGACTCAGATGATGATATAACATTAAAGTTATTTTTTTGATTAAACAGATCTTCTCCACCTTTAAAGGAAAAGACCTTATATCCAAAATTTTCAATATTAAAAGTAAGTGTTGCATCATTATTTATTCCAGCCCAGTCAGGCCTAACCCAGGATTCAAAAGTGCCTTCTTGCAGATTGATATTGGAGTTTCTAGGTATGTAAACTGCATTTTCATCAGATATATACAACCCATCATCAAATCTTCCGTCATAGAAATTCAAGTCTCCTGAGTAATTTACAGAGCCTGGACTCAAATGGTCTCTTCCTAAAATCCAGTTTCCAAATACCATTTCATCTATTGTTGGCTCAATAGACGTAAATGAGCTTACAAGTTTTTCAAATGCCGGAATCGTGGGCCCCCTGGCAAACGCCTGGAGCGAGCCCTCAAGTGCGCTCCTATAAAGCTCTCTATCTATAGTCAATGGAAATGATTCAAAGAATGGAATTTTTGTCAATGCTCCAAAATTCCTTCTCAGTGCGCTCCTTAGGGCTCCATATTTATATGTAACAAAGTAATCCTCTCCTTCGTCAATCGCACTACCTATGCTCCAATCTATAGAGTTATCACCATATTCATATGATATAAACAACTCATCTTTAATATTATTATAATCAAAATATAATTTGCCAGCCCTATAGTCTACAGACAGTGGTGTTCCTATTTCTGGAACAGATTCTTTTATATACTTTATCCTAACTATATCTCCCGGACTTATGTAGTCAAGGTCCTCCATTTCTACCGATATTGAGCTTTTAGATATACTTATTGTAGGCTTGGTTATTATGTCTATAGTATCATTATCTGATAGGGTTGGCGAAGTCTTAAGAATGTTTCCTTCGGCGGGGGTCTCTATAGTTATAGTTGAGTTTGTAATGCTTGAGTCAACTATCTTAAACCTGTTTGAGTCGCTATCAAGCACAAAGTTTTTATCCAAGTATATATTTTTAATAGAAAAATCTGGATGCAAATACACCAACATCCTTGAGTCGGATAGGACTGATGTCTGCATTACAGAAACATCTTTGTTTTTCTCTAAATTTAACTTTTCATCAAAAATTATAGAGCTGTTTTTCATTAGCGTTACATCATAAAAGGAATCTATGTTGGAATCTTTTATTTTAAATACTAACTTGCCGCCCCTCTTTTTTATAATTTTATCCTTATGGGTTTTTAAGTCAATAACATTGCTAGCGAAGCTGCTTTTCGTAGGATCGTATATATTTTTTCCGCCATTATCATATAATGATAATAAGTCTTTTGTAGCTGACTCCAAAATTCTTAAATTCTTATTCTCGCTATCTAAACTTCTTCCGAACAAGTCATCTATTTTGTTTATCGAATTTATAGATGATATAACAGTAGGAACAACAACTGTATAGTCCGGAAGAACCTCACATGATTGTTTATACTCCCCAATTAAATTTGGATATTCATCTCCAGCACTAAACATATATGTTGTATTTTCCAGATCATTTATTGATATATCACTGACACCAAATGTAATATTTTCATATTTTTTTGTAGCATACTCTATAGAGTCAGAAGATGAGATCTTTTTCACAATAGACCCAACTCCTATTATATTTTTGTTATTTACAATATGTGAATTACACGAGTAAGAAGCGCTCCCCAAATCTGTTGTATCATTACTCTCAACAGCTACGTAAACAACTCCATTTTTATAATCTATTGAATAATCACCAGACCTCCTAAGCCTAGTTAGGTTTGAATATAAATCCTCATTCAATGATGATTGTATTACGGATGCTATTCCACCATGCTCTGTTGCCGCAAAACCATATGTTGATAAGATGGGTTTAAAAAACTTCTCCTCTTCAAAGATATCTTCTTTATCAAAAGTAATTGACGAATTAAGTGATGACCCAACCGCATCCATGCTATTATTCAATATGGATTTATTATCAAGATTAATTGTGTAACACCTCATCCCTATTATAATCTTCGTGCCCACGCTTGGAGCGGTATAAGATGATATAATTCCCAATGAGTTTATAATTCCGTTCGAATCTTCATCTCCAAAGAATTTAATGCTTACGTCCTCTACTCCAACTGGTGTAGAGCTATCGGTAACAACTCTGATATAATAATCTTCAGAATTCTTGTTTATAAATTCAGACGGAATTCCCGGCTCAAACATAATGCTATTGTTTGAGGAATTTGATGTTATCTCAGATGAAAACGCTGGGGATACAAATTCTCCTACGACCGATAGGTTTTCGTTTATAACCTTCTTAAAGTTTGCATTTTCGAAATAATTGTTAACTACCTCTGGAGACCTATTACCAGAGAAGAAAACCTCTGTATCTGTATGATACAGCGGAGAGTAAACCTCTCCAGTTGTCTGGTTAAATATTCTGAAAACATCAGTTATCGGAGTATTTTTTGGCTTTATGCTAAAAGACGTAATTATATTATTATCTACTGGTTCGTTGATAGACTCAACGTGTGATAAAACTTTATAATCCTGGCCCTCTGCATATACCTTGTCATACTTAAACCCTATACTTGCCGCCTCTCCAGCCAAATATCTTCTATCATTTACAACAAAATCATTATTATCTATGCTATAGTCCAAATCCTTTACGAAGCTGTGTCTATATGAGTATGATGCTATGTAATTGTTATCCCCAGTTCCCAGCTTTTCATCATCAGCACCAACGACAAAAACCTCACCTGTTTTATAATCTACAGAGTACTCTCCTGGCTCACTCGGAAGTTTTGATATATCAAATTTTAACTCAACTATAAACTCATCTGGAGATATTTTGTTATTTTCACTTTCATAAAAAGACACACCACCTAAGTCGTATACGTCATTTGAATCATTAACTATTGGCGCATTATCTAAAAAGAAATTAGATATATTAGAAGGAATAGACTCAGAGGCCTGAGCCTTTATTCTATATACATCAACCGTATCCTCTATAATACACTTTCCAAGATCTTTATAAACATATGATGCGGTTATCTTGTCCCCAACCTTAGGCCTATATATATCAGAAAACTCTGATAACAGAATCTGATTACTATCTAGCTCCGAATATGAATAAGAGTGTAGCGGATCGTGTCTATTGCTCAATATTGCGTATTTAAACCTCTCTATATCATATACGTTTCCAGCAACTCCATCACAGTCCTCAGAGTCTTCAGCTCTAACGAGCTTAAGTGACAGCAACTTTAATATGTTCTTATTTTTGAAACTAATCAAATATCCTTTAAATCCGTTATCTTCTGAGAATTCAGATATTTCTTCATCCTGTACAATAACCCTCCTTAGGGATACCGGATGAGAGGGGGTGGTCTGCTCCCTTGAGAAGCCAGAGTTTATTGAAAATGATATAACTTCCTTTACAGACGCGGTGGCGGTCTCACTACTCGAAACCCTATCTATAAAATATGCGCCCTCGTTTGAAAGCCTATCTCTTGGAGATGACGTTCTAACTCTCCTTTCGTCCAAAATATTTACTGATATATAGTTATCGCTCAATGCCTGGCCTATAGAGTTTTGAGCTTTGAATATTTCATTTGCGTGAGCAGATAATATCTTCTTCACGATAGAGTTTTTCTCTATATCAAAAATCTTTGGGACTAGGGAGTAAATTCTGTCTCTTATCGGATTTATAGAGTCTACCCCTACAAAAAATAATTGACGTATGGACTCGCTATTTAGAAGTCTTATCGATCTGTCACTTTTGAACGTGCTATCATCAGTATCTAATAATTTTAATAAATAGTAATTTCCAGATATCTGAGGCTTTGTCTTTATAACTACAACACTATTTGATATAGCTATTCCAGTTACCTCCAAATCTTTGGAGTTTCCGCTTAAAGACTCTACGTTGAAATTATCTTTTGATAGAGTAGATGATACATTTTCACTAAAAGTTACCTTTAACTCCGTAGTTGATGGTATTGAAAACGCTATTGGCTTAAATATCATATCTTCCTCTATGTTAGCCTAAAATTTTCTCTTGTAACAGATTCAAATAATATTGTTCCTGCAGATATGGTCTGATTGTCTAACGATTTTATAAAACTCTTTTTACCAGACTCTCCGCTAACATTAAATTTCGATATATTTATCGAATCAACTCCATTAACAGAGGTTGCTGCGGAAACTATATCTGAGTAATCAACAGTGGAACCAAGCCTGGATGTGTTTAGTAAATTTGTGATCTGACTAGATACGTTCTCCACAATAGTAGCAGAATTATTGATAGAATCTTCGTTAATTAATATTTGACCGTCAACGTCTATTAGAATCTCTGACGCTTCTTTCGCCAATACATCTGCAGTTATGGACCTAACCTGTTCAAGTGATGCCGTTACGTTTGGCAAAATAATATTATTATTATACCTTACAGTAATCCGCTCGCCTTCTTTTGGAGCTGAGAAGTTATAGCTAGCGTTATAGGCGCTTCCAGATAATGGCTGATTGGAGATGAGTGCAGATATAGAACCGATTAAAACACCGCTAGAATTTCTGAATCCAGATGGTATCGAAACTCTATCTATCCTTGAGAACATTTTTTCAGTAAATATTGACTCGTTTCTTCTAAAAAATATTTCTTCAAAATCATTCTCATTGGATATTAACACAGATACCCTTAGCTTTGTTCCTCCGGTTATATCAATACCTGAGTTTTTTGTTGTATCTTTTATTACAAAAGATCCGGCATCCAAAAGCGGATCAGATAAAGAACTCCTTGTGTCAAAGTTGTTTTTAGAAATAGTGTATCCCAGTATATCAAGATGCCCTTCTTCGCTTCCAAATACATCTAGCTTAGCTACGGAATCCACTCTTGCGATTGATATATTTGACGGAAGCTCTCCTAACCCGAAAAACTCTTTAATCTCAGATCCTATATCAAACGTCAAGTCTCCAGAGTATCCTGAAGACGAGCCAGTTACGGATATTGCAGTATCAACATCAAAAACAGCTCTCGTAAAAGTTGTTCCAAGAACTTTAACCTTTCCAGACTTAACCACACCTGTTGTGGTTAATTTTATTTTAGATGGACAAAACCTCATGATTCCACTAACAGCCCCAGAAACATTAAAGTTGTACAATAAAGGCTGATAAGAGTTGTCTATTTGAGATAGCCCAGAGCTCAAAAGGGAGTTTGTGGTGTTATTTCCACGTATGGGAAATCCTGAAAAATCTGTTTCAGGAAAAACATTGGAAATATCCGCTATATAGTCTATATGCAAATTATCATCTAAATCTGATATCTCTTCCACTAGATCTAGTAATCCATTTTCAGAAAGTATATCTTCTGATGGAAGAGTGACTAAGTTTTCAGAAAATGAAGCGTCACTTTGTTCTATAAAAAATAATTCATTTTTATTATAATGAACATAAACTTTCTCCCCGGAGGCAACCGGACTGTCAGTTGGAAGGTATATTGTCCTAGAGGAAAATGTCCCATCACTCTTATTAGTATTATAAGCCTCCAGCCCAGACTCTGTTCTTATGGACACTATATTCTTTACTTCATTCATTTCTGAGTTCAATATAATTGCTACAAATGTGGACTCCTCTACCTCCACCACCTCTGTATCTAGCTCCTCAACTACCTTTGAATATAAAGAAGATATTCTCGATATAGGGTGCTGAGCAGATATCTGATACTCAAGATCATCAGCCGTCCTCGCGAGCAGAGCCTCTTCTCCGGATATTCCAGATGAAACACCCCAATCTATTGAGTCAGTTACGTATGGATCCTTATATATTGAGTTAGATTCTGCGCCATTATACTCAATATACTTATCAAAATATCTCCTCCACAGGTAGTCTACCGATAGTATATCCGCAGAAGTAGGTAGGTTCTTTCCAGATATTACAACCTGAGCATCTTCGTTAAGGCCAGACGTGCTATCTATATTTTGGGACTCAACCACATAAATCTCACCAGTTGTTCTGTTGGTAACCCTAGAGACCGTCACAACTGGCCCATGATTTAGGTTCACAACCCCTCTGTCTGATATGTTGATTTTAGAATTTTCTCCACTAATTACAAGATCCTGATATACCTCATCCACTCCCTGTATATCTGAAAATCCAAGAGAATCTGCGGAATTGAAAGACCCCTTTGTTAGGGAATCTGCAATTACATTTTTTTTACTTAATATCCAATGTAGCTTATCAAAACAGAACGGACTTCCTCCGGTTTCCGGATTATCATCCTTCAGCAGTTCATAATTTCCAGAAGTAGACCCGTCAGAGTTCGTTACCTTTGATGAGAATATTCCAGACTCTGTTCCTACGACAGATACCACAGAATTAACTGGTTGGGCTGGTATGTTTCCACTTTTAAAAGTAGATACCCTCCTCTCTTCTGATGTTAAGTTTTTATATATAGAGCTATCTTGTATTCCAGATAGTCCGAGCACGACATCATTTCTATCATCTTCTGCAGTCCCAGAGCCGGAAAGATCCGTATATATGAAGGACTCTATATTTTCTTTTAACCTGGTCCCAAGAACATACATATCTACTTTTCCACCAGTTCCCGAACTCAATATTCTGAATGAGCCGTCATTTATCTCTATCGTCTCTGTGCCATCCCTGAGCATTAATGTGCTTCCGGGTTCTGCAACTAGGACATCTAAAACTCCATTCACGGCTAATGCTGCATTTCTATAACCAGCGGCAGTCCCCGTATTAGAGCCACTAAACACTGCTAAAATTCTAGCCCTAAATGATAAATCACTCTCACTATTTACCCCCCCACTAAGAGAGGACAGGTTTATAACCTTTAGCGAGGAACCAAGGCTGTGGCTAACTATTTGCAAAGAACTTACGTTTCCAGACTGCCCAGCCCTCGTGGCTTCAACCGGAACCTCTAAGGAGAAAGAATCATTTATTCCTGCCGTATTTAAAGCGCTCCTAAGCCTTGTTGCGTTTGCCGCATAAAGATTTTTTTCTACGGAAGAAATAACATAATTACCTATAGTTTTATATGCTAGCCCATTCCTTGCTGTAACTATTGTTCCAGATGGAATTGGAACATCTGAAATTACATCATTCGTGGTAAAGACGACGACCCCTGTTGATGGAGTTCCGCTATTTCTCGATATTCCAAAGTTCCTGGCAAGCCTGTCGAGGTCCCTGCCAGATGCTGTTCCAAATGATTGTTTTTCACTTATCAGCGACAAGGCCTTGTGCAGGCGCTCTATCTGGTCTGCTTGTATGTCGATAAATAAATCTCTAGCGACAGTTCCGGGCTTTGTATCTAAATTCGGCTGTGTTAGCCTTAATCTTTCAATCATAGAAGATACTATTTCACTAAAAGATCTGAATATAGCCATAATATCTCCTAAACTATTCTTATAGTTATTACTTCACTAATTGTACTTAATTTTTGAGTTAAAACAGATATAAAAACATTATACATTCTCGGATCGGCCCCATCTCTCTCTACCGAAACTGAAGTAACTTCCAATATCTTTTCACCTGATGTTAAAAACTGCTTTTTTAATTGAACTTTTTGCATAGATATTAAGTTAGAAAGAGCTCTCCTGACCGAAGCTTCTAAATCAGAGTCTATAATGCTTCTGTCTGTAACTCCACCTATTTCAAGAGCCCCAACTCTGCTTCCATAAAACTTATGGAATTTATTCTCTCCAAGGTCCGTAAGGAGTATTTTTACAATATCTTGCCTTAACTTTGTATTATTATTAACTAACTTCATGGATCCATCAGCATCTATGCCCAAATCACCATTTCTAATTCTTAAATCAAAAGACATTTCTATATCCTATTTGCTTAAACAAGCATCATGTTTATCATATAAAATAATAGAAAAGAACAAGACAGCTAGTTGTCTGTTCTATATGTGCCACTACCCACTATAGCTCTTGTGAAAGATAATTTAAAAATAAAAAATAAGAGTCTCTAATTTGCTCAGAAAGTGCATTTAAAGACTCCCTCATATCTTGCTTTTCAGCATTTCCATCATTTTCTGATATATAACTCATCTCTATATTCATAAAATTTTCGTATTGCTCATTGGTTAAAAGACCAAGTAAGGCCTCCTCATCTAAAGTAAATAATGCTAAAGTAAATACCGCGATATCTATAGGCCCAACTCCAGTAGTCATCCCGATTGTGGTATTTGCATCACTCACCGCCCTTTGAGTAGCGGGTATTTCATCGCAGCGATCTTCTGTTATTTCATCAATCCTATTGTCTATTCCAGTTGATATAGACCTTATTATCGACATAAGCGGAGACATAAGATGCCCATCTCTTAGTCCGGAATTTCTTTGGGTTTCCGACTGAAGGTCCAAAGAGGCCGAGTTCTCTCCTCCAAAAAATAAAAGTAGAGCATCTTCAATTGTTTTGGCCTGAAATAAAAGAGACAGCTCCGGCCTCTGCAGGATACTCCGATCATTCTCCGCTGCCGCGCAAGAATCATCTGCGCCCGGGGTATTATTCTCAGATGGAGTATCTGGGTTAAGCTCCCTATCTCGCTCAATATGCATTAGGCCTTCGGCCTGACTCTCCATAATGTGATGAATTTTTTCTGAAATATCATCAGCCATAATTTGAAGCATTATGTCTAATCTTGTTATAATTAAACTCTCAATTATTCCCCATTCGTTTACTACATCACTATACCTTACTTTATTTTCATCGTCATCATCTCCAAGCCCAAAGTCAATTGTTTTGTTTTCTTTCAAAGATTCGGCCGGACTTGACCACTGAGTTCCCGTCGCCCTATCAAGTCTAATTCTTATAACAGATTCTAAAAACGACTGTTTTGTTCTTTGCTGATTGACCGTTCTGCCCATGGTTGTTGAAAATGGCTTTGCAACTATTTTGCCTGGCTCGTTAATGCATTTAGAGATTCTAGCATCCTGTATTGGCGGTATTAATAAGTATGAAAATTTAAAAAAACCACTTGGCTGGTCAATATCAAGAAGGCTTGCTGTATATAGAGCTACACCCCCTGCTGCGGCCTCAATTGCCGCAGACGCATCTCCCCCTAGGCTATCAAGCTGCTCTTCGGCGGATTGCACACCGCTCCCCTCATCATCCAAAGCTGCATCAAGTTCTTCCTGTGTTAATGGCGTAACCTTTACTCCAGAAAACGAAAAGGAATTACTGCTTACTGCAACCTCTCTTGTGCCAAATGGCTTGCTTCTTTCGTCCAATATCCTGGTTTCCACTGCATATAAAGTTGTCGTCTCTGATTGCTCCAACTCCCCAGTTGTATGATCCAATATCGAGAGCTCTCCACTTTGCAACTCTTCAGCGTCCGACATAGGCATGCCAAGCATTCTCATAAATGCATTTTCATTAGACTCTTTTGGAGCCTGGGAATTTGATATATTTCCAGAAAAAATCTCAGAAGCTACTCCCATATTTCCAAGAAGCGCCTCTGCTGCACCAAGCGCCGCAACATTAGAGCTGAAAAGATCCGCAGGAAGGTACGAGGACCTAATCCTCTGTATACTCGTAGGAATGGAGCTAAATATTTTAGACGGGTCTCCGGCTTGATCAAATAGCATTCCAAACAGCTCTCTGTCGAAGTTTGTGCCAAATGAGTCTTCTATTATAATGTAAATATCTTCTATTATCTTCGAAACAAGGTTGCTACTCATAATTAATTCTCCAGCTTAGTTCCAAAGGTCTGTGGATTAGACTTGGCAAGGAGAGCATCATCATCCTCCTTGCTTGACATGTCCGAAAGGAGCATCTCATCTCCCTTTCCGGTATCGACAAAGAACACACTCAGAACCCTATCTACCCTAGACAAGCCTCCGAGCGGTGTCTCGACCTCTGACATTATATCTGCGTCTACACCATCTTCTATGCAATCAACTGCGGATTCTGCAGATGAGAGTTCTTCCACTATATCTTCAAATCCAGAGAACGCTAACGCCTGAATTGTCTTTCCACAAACAGATGCCTTTATCTTTATCTCACCAATTGCGTCTGAAGTTATTCTAGCGTAAACGCTATTCCCTTTGGCAAGATATCTTGCAACCGTTCCACCATCATCTTCTTCATAATCTATGAACCTAGCAGAGCCTGTTCCGTCTGATAATATTTCCATCTCAACCTTTTCTTCGAATTTCAAACCTGGCGCTACATTCCCATAACACTCTCTTGGTGTTAATTCGATAGTTGCAAACTCTCCTATTTCTATGATCGCACTGTCACCGTCCCCAGAGGCGTACTCTCTTGCTCCAATATATCTTGGGCCATATTCTTCTGGCGCATCACCAACAACTCCTGGCCCAGCTATTATTTCTGCCGGAGTTATCATCGTTGAGAACCCAGCAACAGGGGTTATGTCTTCATCCTCAAGAACCTTAAATGATGTTGATAGCTCATTAACAACAAAAACACAAGTTTTGTTCGCTATATCCTCTATGCACAATTGAAGCTCCTCTCCTGCAGCAACAATGTCCCCTATAGGTATTAGATCGGGAAGCAATTTGGTTTCCGGATAGGCCGCAATGGAGGCCCTAACCTTCGAAGTAGCGGCCTTGATTGTTATAGGATACTTCTCTACACAGTCCCTAGCTTCCTCAATCAGTTTTGTTACAGCAGATGTATCTTCTTCGGAAGGTATAGCTGACTGATTAATCGTAGCATTTGTGCACATCTGCTGAATCTCTTCCTCCGCCTGTCTTACGTCTACAAAATATAGCTTTGGAAAATCTAATAGAGGAATATTATCAATGGCCTTTCCTGGAATGACCGAAATCCCATCGCCATCAACAACCTTTATGAAGTCCTCAACAACCTTCTCTGTTACAAGCGCGATATGAGCGTTGTTATTAAGATTTGGTTTTTTTGGAATTCCACCTTCATCTGCTGGCCAGCCTTCTGCAGTGACTAATGGCTTGAAATAAGAATTTCCGTCATCGCATACTTTGAATTGTGCTGAAGATAAGTCACTGATTATCTCATCCGGAGAGCTGTCGCCGTCAAACAATGCTGCAAGCCCAGAGGCTGTCGCACCCGTCCAGAAGCCACCTCTCTTCTCTTTGTGTGTAAACAAGTATTCAAGACCAACTTCGTTAACCATTACGATGCTCTCTCTTGATGTAGCATGTTTTGGAGCAGCAGGATGATTTTGCATGACAGCTTTTATCTCAAGAATGACATTATTTTGTTCAGTATCAGGGTCTTCTCCGAATACAATGCCGTCTTCTTTTATATAATAAAGATTAAACTGATCATCCATTATAGCCATTCTAGGAATGCCATCAAAAGTTTTGTACTCCGTTCTGGTTTCTATAAGATCCAACTCTCCCGTGTCTGGGTTTACTTCATATATTGGAAAATCTATAGGAAGTATTAGCGGCTTAACGGATGCGGTATCTCCATTGAAATCCAGGAAGTCATCGTGACCATCTATAGGACTAACAAACTTCCCCTTGCCCGAGGATCTAATGCTTATATCATCTCCACTTTTATTAAGAAGTGTTATTGGAGAATCTAATGTCTGATCCGGATCAAAAGCTTTTCTGAAAAACCACCAGTCAATATTCGTTCTTCCCTTTTGATTGAACTTAAATGTTACAGCTGCAGGATTTGACTTTTTCCATGACCCACCCTTCTTTGACTTAGAATACGAAACCTCGAAGGTTCCGTGGTTCTTCTTCCCTAGCTTGGCAGAATCAGAACCTGGATCGTTATATACAGAGTTGATTCTCAAGGTATCTTCCTCTTCATCTCCGGAGCCAATCTTCACCATGTCCAAAGCATCTATAAATAGTCCAACATCGCTTAGAAGATCACCCTCCTCTCTTTCGTATAGGTCATCTGCCTCAACAACATCGTCTTCAGAGAAATCTTTCCTTATTAGTGTCGTTCCCAAGTTATCCTTAACGTCTATAAGGTCCGTACCACCACTATCTGCATCCGGATATGGCTCATTATCAACCTTTATAAACGCTAACGGCTCAACGCTTATAGATTGTGCAACAGGAAGCGCGATATCAGGAGTTATGCTTCCCCCTGGGGCCAGCTTTCCTCCTAAAATTCCGGCCAATATTGTTCCATCGACTCCGCATTCCGCATCTCCAGTTCCAGGCGTTATTTCGCATGGGAATCTAAAGAACATTTGAAGCAGCTGAAGAAATATTGCCAAAATTGTTATAATAGGCTCAAGAACCTGGAGATCAGCTTCAACTGAAAATAGATACTCGGACAAAACCTCTTCTAGCGCTTTTATTGCCGGCCAGTTTTTGTACTTTATGGCCCTATCAATTGCTTTTATAATCTCGTTTATTGCAGTTATAATTCCAAGTATTTTTTGGATAAGACACTCAAGAAGGTCCAGTAGGTGCAGGAGTAGTCTTAAGAACATTACCGGCACGGATAGCTGTGGTAATAATAATATCAAATCAAATAAACACTGAAAAAGCCTTATTATTGCTTTTGCCAGCTTAAATGGATTTAATAGCGCACATATAACATCTATAATACAGAAGATAACCTGAATCGGGATTAGAAGAACCTGAAAACCTCTGAGGTGTGCTTGAAGCTCTGCTGTCAAATGGAAGGATATGTCACAAAAGCTTTGTATGATCTCTTTCAAGGCGGCGACTTTATCCATCAAGACATTTATAAACTGCAGTGGACCCTCCAGCAGTTTGTTCAGAAGTTCTTCTATATCTGCCAACTTATCCTTAAGAGGCCCGAGTATAAGATCTTCAAATATTTGCTCCAGATCTAGTGTGAACCCGTCACCCAAGAGGGCCCTAACTCTATTTCTCTCTGCATTTGAATTTGATGCAGCAAGTGTCAAACAATCATCTACATTGATAAATGCTAGAGCCTTTGGAACCACTATCTTCGCCTTAAGGACACCATTTTCCATCCTTCTGGATATGACACGACATCTTATATCGTTTATTGTTATTGAAGCATATCTTCTCGCTCCCTTAACATACACTATAAGCCTTTCTTTCGCTTCAAACGTTAGGTTTTCAAAATCACCAGCCTCAAAGACCTCATTGTTGTTTTTTCTAACGACTTTGATTATTTCAGGTATGTTGTACTCTATTGCTGCATAGTTTGATACCTGTGCTTTTAAAAATAATTTTGCTGTTGCCGATTCTGTACTGTCTAAAGAATATGCGGATCTTGGTATCTCTACTCCAGAATCCAACTTAACAGTTGATGGCACCAACAGGTCTTTAGCTCTAGCAATTCTGGAGATATCTGAAGTTGTTACACCCTTCATTAAGGTTGAGTATGATAACTTAGACCCAACCCTGGAATCCTCTACACTATCTGAAGATTTTGCGATCATCATCTTAAAGTCAAAGTTAGTTGGAGTTATAGAAACTGGAATCTGTAGTACATAATCTGAGTTAGCCATAGGCCCATCAGATGCAGATTCGCTAGTTATCATCAACCCATTTCCCTCCCCAAATAGAAGCGAGCCATGTCCAAGTGCTGCCCCATCAGCAATTGTAAACGGAGCCTCTCCTACAAACGCCGCTTTTTCATCCGTGGAGTCTCCAGTAACTATCTCACTCACCCAAGCAGATGATAGGATTAGGGAATCCGTCTTGGGATCTATGGTATAAAGATCGCTAGGAATATCTGTGGTCGTAAGTCCTATATACAACTTATCAGATGTCATAGTGACTTTGAATTTTTTATATTTTGACTCAACAGTTATTGACATATACCCATCTGTAGACGATGATAGATTTCTAAATCCAGCTACCAGCTTGCCAGATTCCTGTTCTGAAGAAAGCGCTCTGATTTTGCCAATTCTTTTTTTATTTATCTTTTGAGTTCCGAATTTAAATTTATGCTTAGCTTTAAAATCATGACCATTAAAGACTATTACGGCCCTCTGTATCTTCGATATAGCAGAATGTTTTGTGCTTTCAACAATTTGACCAGTAGCCGCCTGATCAAACCCATAGTTAGATAACATGCCCCTCAGCGTATTTGACACTGAAGACGAAGATGTTCTTACTATTTTGCTCTCACTTTCATTGTTTGGACCGGATTTGTCACCAAGAACCATATTTGTTATTATTGGAGGCCCTACAAAGGGGGGCATTTTTTTATCAGAGTCCGCCCTCTCGGTTATTTTAAAATAAGCATAAGAGCCATTATCCTTGTATGATTCAGACGTAGCCCACGTATCTGAAGAACCTGGGCTTGCAATCTCGTCTATCGCCTTATTGACTACAAAACATAGGCCGATTCTGCGCTTATTACGCTATTCCAATTATACTTTGCATATTTAGTGCCAGGTAGCATTAATTGGGCCTTCCTATTTGAAAGCCTTATAAAGTCGGCACCCTCGTCTAAAACATATTTCAGTGTTTTTGGTATATATAATGTTAGCCCATCTTCAGTTTTTGTAACAACGGTCACAATATCTGATTCCGCAGAAAAATGCTTTGCGCTATCTTCATCTGTAAATGCCAAATAACAATGCACTTTTGAGTTCTTCTTAAATACTCCGCCCTTATACTTTAGCTTCAGCTTACTACTCTGTCCGTCCATGGGAATGGGAATACCAGATGCCTCATTAACCCCGGTTTCGTCATTCTTCTTGCTTATTCCGGCTAATTTCAAATTCTTTGACTCTTTGAAGAATGAAAGATAGCTCTTTCCCGGCTCAGGCGGCAGGTCCGATTTCTCAGTTCCTGGCTCTGCAATGTATACTCTTATGGCCGCGCTTTCTGCTCCATATTTATTAACCGCCCTAACAAAGTATGCTCCCGACTCAAGACCTAATGTTGTTAATGGCAAGTCTATCTGAGCAGTAACCGCTCCAGATGTTTTGGCAAACCAGCCCTGGTCTTGCAAGACACCAGGGATATTTTCCCTAACCTCAAGCACCTCGGTCATGTCTTCGTTATAAAATTTAAAGGAAAAGATACCGTCTAAGTCATTTGTGCTTGACTTAAACCTAAACTGAGGCTGTCCGTCTGAAGAAACAACAGGCCCTCCATAATATCCATTTGGGCTCATTGAATCAAGATCCGGGCTCTTGACCGTTAGCGCTATATTTGGACCAGGAACTCTTACCATTTGCCCAATGTTGTCAATAATATACATCGAAAACATATACTCTGAAGTCCCAACGTCATCTCCGGGGTAATATATATCTGCAAACTTATCTTTACTAAATGTCGCTATAGCAGTTTCAGAATCCTCTTCATATGTTATGTCACCCTCTATCCAGAATGGCTCTGCAGGGACTTGTGGCTCAGACACGTCTAAAAGGCTTGGCCTTGCAGAGGCTAGCAACTCTCTAGCCCCATAGACTTTTGGATTTGAGAACTTATCATTATTCCTTGCAAATCCGGACGAGGCTTGAATATCCCTATTTGAAATTAACAAATCCGGCCTTCCCATTTCCCCTGCCATATCCATTATTGTTCCAGATAGCTGAGATGAGACAGATAGCGGAAAGCCCAGGTCTGTAACCTCTATATTATATTTATCACCAATTGCCAAAGTATTCCATGCTGTAATTTCGGTTACATCCGATGTATCACGTGGCTTAAATATGTTAAATATATTATCCGGTAACGCGGAAAGCTCTCCTATTTTTCCAGCAATATCCTCTGTATGGTCTGCGGAAAACACCCCCTTTCCGTCACCGCCCGATTCCCAAATTCCAGATTCCATCGGCTTAGTCAGTAATGGTGCTGAGAATATCTCTACCATACTATCCTGTGTCTTTCTAAACCCAGCAATCCTGCCCAGAGAGGAAGTTGCCATTACAGATAGGTAAACCTTCGAGCCAGAGTTGTTTGAAAACTGCCCAGACAGCTCAATGTTTAAATCAGGAGAATCAGATTCTGTTGGCAGGTCATAACCAACCTCTATAAGCTCCAATGCTGGGGGAGGCATGTACTCTATGGAGGTTCTTCTAGCCCCATCGTCAGTTATCATCTCTATAAGAAGAATTGGGGGCTCGTCCTCTGAGAATATATCAGAAGTAAAGCCAGAAGAGTCTCTTCCGGTTAGATCCGGCATCTTTATATATATGGTATCGTTTCCGGCGCTATCTCTAAACACCGTAAAGTACCCACCCAGATCTGGGTTGAAGCTGTCATTTATAATCTGCTCTTCTGACATATTATATATTGGCAAGAACTCAAGAAGACAGCCTTTGATCATCTCATCATTTATCTTTGAAGAATCAAGGGCTCCATCTGTTCCGAAGAAGTCCCCTATTTCTCCGAACGTCTTTCCAGTCACTCCGTAGAAGTCTTTAAACTTATCCTTTAGCATGCTAGATATCTTCCCAAAGACATCTAGTGGAATATATGTTAACTCTGCAAATCTGTTTATTTCATGATTAATTCCAGGATGAGTTCCATCTTCTGGAGTTATAGTATCTATATCTCCATAATAAGTAGAAATATATACCCTAGGTATTTCGCGGAAAGTTGCATTAACGTTTGAATTTGTAAGTCCTTTTTTTGATATATTAAATAGTGACTTATTTATTTTATTTCTTACAGAAACCAAATTTGATAAGTTTGCGCTATCTCCGACCTCATTTACAACCCCCTCAATAGATGAAAACTCTGCTTTTACTTCATCTATTTGCGGCGCCCACTTATCATCGTCTATGCTACCGTCCGTTCCTCCGTATCTTACAATTTGTATATTTTGACCACCTGTTCCAATTTTAACAATAGCGCCGCCAACCAGGGGAAGCTTTCCGGCGCTAACAGCAGCCTTTGGGAATAGGATTCCAGAATCTGGAGATGCAGTTATATCTTGAGTAGTAACTGCCTCGAAGCAGCTAACTCTAATTGAGCTAGCCGCGTCTTCCGAAATCTTCATTGGCACTGCGCCTACTAAAATCATTTTAGATTAACCTCATACTGTAACTTTATATTTTTCATAACCTAGGTTGACACCGAAGCGTTTCCAGAAGTCTTGCTTTCTCCAGCACCCCTCGGCTTCTTGGCGCCTTCTACAATTCTAACCATATTTCCTTTTAAAGTTAGGTCTCCAGATGCACTCTCAATTAGCAAATTACCATCATTCCTTATAATCATATTAGCAGTAGGGTTCATTCCGGCGATAACCATTCCATGCTTTCCGATAGATATAATATAGTCAGAGGCGTATAGAGGGTTTCCATCTCCACCTTCAACGTCTATAGGAACAACGTTTCCGTCTGCATCAGTAACTGGATCGAAAGTTGTCGTTGTAAACCCCTTATCTGTAACATTAACCCTCAAGTCAAACCTTCCTTCATTAAACCCCCTTGAGGCTGAAGTTTCGGGATCTGAACCCGAGTAGCCACCGCCAACGTTTATCAGCATATCTCCATCTGTCTGCATTATCATGCTTCTTCCGTTAGCATCTTTTCCCAGCCAGGCTATCATTGCGCCAGCGGCATCCAGAACAATACTTTTCATATCTTGATTATCTGCGCCAACCGATACGTCGATAGAGCCTTCAAAGTTTATATTAGCACTCTTGCCGCCAGTCTTCTGCCCCCCTTCATCTGGAACCACATTTCCATCAGAAACCGAAAAGCCGTTAGTATAGCGAGGTGAATTTGTCTTGCTTCCGGCCACAATGAGCTTTCCCCCATTATACATAGCCGGAGATTCAGGCTCAACAGCGACTGTTCCCCCATATTGTGGAAACTGGCTAATCTCTTCCGTTTTAAAATTCTCAGTCCTCTCAGTTCCCTCCGGAAAGGGAACCTCAAAAACGTTTAAATTAGAGGTATCAGTTGCAAGGCTTAGCTTTAAAAATAATGGGTTATCTCCAGGATCGCTAGTAGTAAGCCCTCCCGGCCCAATCCAGTAATTAGTAGTATATTGAGTTGGGATTAGAATATGATGTATGGTATTGGCTATCAAGGCTTCTGCCGCAGCATACATATTGTGGTGTCTTGTGTGATTTACACTTACCACGTTCTCTCCCAGTCCGGCATTGAAATACCCACTATTATTCGAATAAGAAATCCCAGTTCGCCGCAAACCAGGTGTATCACTTACAACCTCTCCGGTATTTTCATCTGCCGAAGGAAATACAATTTTCCCATCCTGGTCTCTGAGAGTTACCGGGACCCCCTCTTCAGAAGACTCTAGTAGCGGCAGCGTTTCCATTTCAACCGCATTTTTATGCATTGAAAAATCGGCACTAATTGGATATAATATATTTCCAGTATCACTTGTTTTTGGAACGTGCATTCTGAATGCACCCTCTTTGTCCATGCAAAATACAAAGCCTTTGTCACTAGTATATTCTTTAGTTTCAGAATGTGTAGAGTTCGTAGATAACTGAAAGTGAACGCCAAGACCCCTTCTAGACAACAGCTTTGCTTCAGTCATAGCGTCACTATCGGTTGGCGGAGAGCCAAGGTGTATGGGGTTGTAATTTATATCTAATTTATTCTTGTTTAGATCAACAACATTACCATATATAGTTTCAGTTAATTCATTTTCAGCCAAAAGAAGCAGGTTGTCCGCAGCCTTTATTCTATTTTTCCCACCCAAAATTCCGGGATATGGAGGGGAGAAGCTTCTTTGTTTTAGGTTAAGCTCTCCGTTTATTTTGCCTATTTCATCTTCAAATCCAGAAAAATGATATGATTGGGAAAACTCATGAGATACGAATCTAACTTCCGAAAGCTCAATGTTTCTTTTGGTTCCTAATATGCCACCTACCTTTGTCGGCCTCGATTGCTCTTCAAACAACCCAACTCTTTTTGACGCTATATGAAATTTAGTATCTGCACCTTCCGCTACAGATTCTCTCTCGGTAGACACATGGCTTCTTCTGACTGGCCTAGAGTATGTTTTTGAAGCAGAGGTATTTTCAGACATTCCTTCGTATACATCATAGTAATAAACCCCAGATCTCTTATCTCTAGATAAGGTAGAACCAAATATACCGCTGGAAATTTTAAGCCCTCCGGATTTATCTGCACAAAAGTAGGATTCCGAATCTCCAACCCTCTTGCTACCTCTTTTTAGCTTTCTTGAAAAGGGGACGGTTCCCGCCTTAGCGTCAGTACCCTTCTTTCCCTGATTTACATTTGGCAAAAGGCCGACAATAATATATCCAAACCCAGAGCCTGGATCTACCAGACTGCATGCCACTCGGTCACCTTCATCATATACAGAATTGGTGCCATGGTCAAGGCTCACGGCTTCGAGGTTGGAATAGGAGGTTCCATCTACAGATATAGAGTATTTTATAGGCCCTCTATCATCAGAGTCGATAACTTTAAGTATCGTCCCTACTTTGCCCATTCTATTTATTCTTGACATTTCTAAATATACCTATTTGATTATGCTTCCACTCGTAGACGTGCTATTACCACTCTGAGATGACTGACTTGTAGACGGAATGTTTAAAATTCCAATTTCAATTATGTTAGACATTTGCGTTAGATTATCTCTAATATCTAACCATGTAGACTGCCTTGGGCCATCTTTTGGAAAAATTGCAACATAATCTTGCTCAGTATATTGCTCATCCGAATCTCCTCCAAACTGTATCATCTCGGAGCTATCCCCATCCAAAGTGTGGGAACCATACAGCAGCCTATCCATACAAAGTATTTTTGCCTCTCCAAACTCGTCGCTTCTTCCGGTAAGAAGTGTTATCTGCTCTATTATATTTGACGGGTCTATCGGTGTGGCCTGAAGTCCGTTCGGAAGCATCATGGACGAGGTGCCCTTAGATGTCCCCACTCCAACTCCAATGCCGTTTAGCATACCTCCAAATACGTCTGCCAGGTCTCCCACCGGGCTAGTCTGAGTTATCTGAACCGGGTCTTGAAGCAATTGTTTTATTACAGATAAATTATCCCTAACCTTGGATTCATCTCCACTAGTTTTTGCAAAGCCTCTTATCAGTATTTTCCTTGAGCCCATTACTGATGCGGACAAATCTAACATTATATTAAAAAATCTTTCTTGGTTATTTCTATATGATAAAAGTGTTGCTATGTCTCCATTATAATTTGGAGGAAACACTATTGCGCAATCTGGAGATAAAACCCTGTATAGATCATCCTCTTTCTGACCTCTATACGTGAGAATCCTTCCTCCTAGGGGGTTGGTTGTCAGCTGTCCACCTATTACATCTAGAGGGCTAGGCAAGTATTGTCCCGGAGGGTGCCCATAATTCAGAGACAATGATGTCTGAAAGCTAGAGCCATATGTAAACTGCTGTTGAACACTCTCTATATAATACAGAAGCCCTTTTTCTGGTATAAAGACAACGTCTCCGGGCTGATAAAACTCATTTCCGGCAACTGTCACATTGGCTTTGTTTATCTTTGTTCTTTCTAATTGCAATTGCAGTATTGCATATGGTCTAGACTGAAGCTCTGCATCGTTAGAGAATGGCAATCTTATTGTCTCTGGCTTATACCCATACTGCCTCCATAAATCAAAGTCTGTTGCTCCTGCCCAAAAATACATACCATCCATACCCTTATTTAGGCTGTCCTCAAGCCCAAGAGGCGCAGAACCGAAAACATCAATTCTTGTGGCGTTGGGCGGAGATTCTGTAAATGTAACAGAAATTATTTCATCATCATTAATTACGAATCTTCTTCCAGAGCCTGCACCTAAAAAATTCCTCTCATCATTTTCAATCAGATAGTCTAACGAAGACGACGAATCACTGTCTATATCTCCATTTAATAATGACTTGACCTTCTTTATCTTATCCAAAGATTCATTTAAGTCTATTCCTAAAAACTCCACGCTTAGCTCAGGCTCTCTGCTGCTAGATGTTGCGTCTGTAAATTCACCACTAACTATCGACTCTATGGCTTCAATCTCATCTAATTTTTCCCGATTCCTTTTTAAAATTGTAACAAGGCTATCTCTTTTTGAAATCGTAATGGCTAATTTTTGAAATAATGAATTTATTTTTGTAAGTTTTTGAGAATCACTATCTAATTTCTTAACAAAATCCTCATCCTGAAAACCCTGCTCTCCCACCCCTAATCCGGCTGCGGGATCCATGCCATAATTTTTCCTAAATGTATTTCTGAGCGAAGTTAGCGATGACGCACTCACAATCTCATCGTTATTAACGGGATGAGACCCGAGGCTTACTGCTCTCAAAACGCCGTCATGAACTCCTATCCCAGCTCCACCAAGCGTTGTCTCTTGGAATACCGGATCAAAATCTCCAAGAACCGTCTCCGTATCACCATATAAAACATCTCCGTCATCACTCCATGATACATTTAACGACATACCACTTCCGCTACTCTGATCGCCTTCGCCACCAACAGTGAAGTTTGCCTTTTCACCCTCTCCGAATAACGCTTGTGATATGCCAGATGTTGGGCCGCCAAGGGTTACGGCTCCATCATTTATCCTAACTCCAAAAAATTCTAGAGCCTTCTTTCCAGAATTAACAGGCCTTGCAGCCCCGGTAACTCCCGGTATTAGAGTCTTATCTGGATATTTATTCATTAATAATGATATTATAACTATATTAATATTTAAAGAATGTATTTCCAACCTCAGAGAATCAGACCTAGTGTTGAAAACATTCGACAGAAAGTCTGGTATTACCTTCCTTTCTTCATTTAATTTAAATAACCCTTCCAATACAGTTAATGGTGTTTTATTCCATTGTGGAGGCCTAAACTCAATATGACCCTGTGAATTACAAAAAAATTCAAAATTTATATAACTACAAGCAGCCTTGCACCTCTCCAAAACACTTGTGTATGACGAATCAAACAAGTTCCAGCTAGAGTCTCTAAGCTTTAACAAAAACGGCCTAATGTCCGTGCTGCTATCGTATTGATCAGAAACTATAAAAAGATTTTTATCTCGATTCAATCTAACATCTTCTATTCTTCTTTGTGCTCCAACCAAGGATACGGCCTTTGTAAAAGACGGATCCTCATTCATGTCTTCAGATAAATTTACAATTTTTGGAGAACCATCTAGGTTGAAACTTATGTGTATTCCTTCCGCAGAGCTCAAGATCCCTTGTTCATTTATTAAAGATAACTGCTGCTCTATGCCCTTTCCTATTGAATCTATTTCAACATCCAAAGCGTTGGCAAGAATATTGCTTGCAATGGCCTGTTCATTTGGAGATACATCTGACTCATCTACGGTTATTATTTTTGACCTCTGAGCTCTAAGCTCCGCCCTGCGAGATTGAAGTCCGGATATTGCGCTATTAACCTGGCTCTTCATAATAGAGTCCGCTGATATTTTACTCGCAACATCATTACTCATCGTAATTCTCCTATATGGCTTAAAGTTTCCATAAAAAGAATTCTGTCTTCTTGTTGTCTCTATAATCGCAGTCAAAGGATCTGCTGGGTTTAGCGTTAGTCCGGATGTCGCACTTCGTGTCATAGCCTCTAAAGTTTGCTCCATGTAGGTTTGTACATTGTACGGCTCACCAACAATCAACAGGCTCAGTATGTTTGCTACGTCCAAATTACTAAGTGGCGTGTCAGTTGCTGCAAGAGCATAGCCCTGATTAAAAGTTTTTGTATTTGAAACGCTAGTTGATCTCTCATCAATCACTGTAACTTCGGTTGTTGCAGTTATAATACCATCCTTCCATCTATACACAAACCCGTTCGGGTGCTGAAGTATTCCTGCGCCATACAAGGATCCGGAGCCAGAAAACTGTCCCTGTATTAGATTCCCCTCAGAGGCTGTCTTTCCTGCCAATAATCCTGAGCCATAAGAAAGTAATCCAGACTGAAGAAGGGTCTTGTTTTCACTCAGAAGCTCTGGGCCCTCCTCTGCCATAACCCTTCCTGAGTCATCAACTTTTAGTTTGTATGGGGTAAGCGGATCCTCCAGGATACCCTTTGCGTCTTGAAGAGCTGGATTTTCAACATACTTAGACCAATCAAGCCAGCCCATATTGTCCGAGCAATTAATCGATAGCGACCACTTACCCGCATTGAATGATTCCGAAGTATCTGTAACGTAACCTCCAAATACATGAATCATCCCAAATGAATTATCAGAATAAGTTCTTATCTTCTTATAACTTTCAAAATCTATTCTTCCAGAGGTATAAAGCCTTCTCTCTGCTTCTAGTATACTGTCATCTATCGCAAGATATGAATCATCAAATGACGACTCCCCTCCGGTTCTTGAGCTCCAAACAGAGCCAAACTGATTGGAGTCGTCTTGCTTAGTCTTGTTTCCTCTTATATAAAAATGAACACCATCTGCAGGGTTTATAAACGGTTTGCCCAGATAAAACGTCCTAAGCCTATCCCTAACTCTGTCCATATCCAAAGAATCATCCATTCCGCCGAGCCCGCCCTGCTCTAACGCTGCAGATAGCATAGACGAAGTATCTAATGAAGGGGTTCCAGACCCTCCGTTAAATAAGTCATTAAAAAGCCCCACAGTTCCCTGCAAAGCCTCCTCTATTGCAATTTCTATATCATCATCATTTATCGTCATAACCCTATATGGATCTTCAATCTGAATACTTGCACTACCAATAGAGCCCGCGCCGATTGAGCAAGAGGTTGAAAAGCTTGCAAATGTAGACACCTCTATGACTCCAGTTCCTGGTCCAACTCCATAGTTATCTAGACTGTCTGGGTCTATTATCCAAGTTGTGAGCCTGCTGTCTATAGAAAAAGCATTTCTTTTTATTATATCTAAAACATCATCTCTATATGCCTCATAATCAAGGTCTTCTAATGTTGAAGTAGCAATATTTTTTAGGCTATTAAAGGTAGAGCCGAGACTGCTAAAGTCAGATATATTGCTAGCGTCATTTGCTTTTTTCGATAATTCATCAAACCTAGCCTTGTCCTCTTCGTACTGACTCTGTTCATCCATAGTAAGCCCTTCTCCTAGGCTTATCTTGCCCTGCCAATCATAATAAATGGTAAACCTAAGCCTATTAAGCTCGGACGCCTCCCTGTCCGTAAGGGTTCCCTGTGCTCCGGATACCATATATTTCGTTTGGTCTAAAGCTTCTGCCAATAGGCCCATGTGAATTTCTTTATATTTATCAAAATGATTTTCAAACTTGGTCAAGCTCTCATAAGCCCTTATTTGGGCAACTTTGTATGCAAACAAAGCCTTTGTTGCCCTAAGTAACATTTTCTCTGTTTTGTCCATAAAGCGTAAATCATTATATCCACCAAGGGTGGAGAACGCCTTTTTCTTGATCAAGATTGTGGCATCGGGGGACATAGAAACTATGTTTCTAGTCTTCGGAGTTATGGACTTTGCTTTATTCTGCTCTAAAAAAACAGAATACCCGCTCTCTGTAAGATAAGATTCACTTGGTCTTTGGCCAACGAAAACAGAGTAATCTCCGGCCTGTACATTGCCCATCTTGTCTATAAGACTTGAGTATTTTTTCTCTAACTTTTTGTTGAATGACATAGCATAATTATTATACCTACTGTGACTTATATTAACTTGTCTTTAAAAGAATTAAGAATTATCCGAAAGACTCGCGTAAACATCCAGAGACTGCTCATTTGTATCCTCTCCGGAGTCTCCTGTTAAGCCTTCATTGGAATTAAAACTAGATGTAGGCTTTTGAGATATTAGCCCGCTCGCAGTTCTATATGCCCTCTTATACTCTTCGCTAACTGGAAATGTATAATTATCTAAATCTGTCATATCTTCGGCCATGGGACCAAGAGACTTCTGAGGCCTGCCATCCACACCTCTTGGGTTTCTATGCCATGGCATAAAGTTTGTTCTAAGTCCACTCTTTCTTGTTGCAGTAAATTGAAAGCTATATTCGAAAATACCAGGAGAATTTGCAGACTCTGTTAATGCAAATGAAATAAAGTAACCTCTATATGTTTCGCCATGATGATATAAGTCTATAGATGTAGCAAAGGAAGCTAGTGTTGGTGGCATCTGAAATGTTTCGGCTGCGGTTTGTCTAGAGGGACCTGACGCTGCATCAGTTATATAATCAATAGTGTTACTAACTCCATCCATCAGGTTTGATATAGCGCCTCCAGTAAGAGCATCTCCAAATAATTGGAGACCGGATGATGCATTCGATGAAGAAACATCTGTTAGTGTATCTATAGACTGTTCCTGGAAATCTTTTGCTTTTTTTATCATAAGATCTTTAAATATTATCTGCTCATGTCTATATACATCTCTTAATATATTTACAGCCTCAATTCCTCCGGAACCAGTAGTTCCGGATACATTTATATTTATAAGCCTTTCTCCCCAGTATTGAACTATATACCCGCCCTTTGTCATAGTATCAGATATCAGCTTTCCCTCTGTAATTTGAATACTCTGAGGGTTTATATACAGAGGAACTATCTCTCTGCTCGCAACACCCTCGCTACCTATTGAGCTTATATCAACAGGAAGAAAGAACTTCATTATTTTTCTTTCATAAATAGTATTTGACATTATGTTTACCTTTTTCCTGCCTTGAACTCAAGCTCAGAGTCAATCTCATGAGTCCCCCTTACCTTTCCATCTATATCTTGTAATACTATTACTATTGGCTTGCCGCCATTGAGTTGAACATCCAATGAGCTAGTTGCACCGGGTGCCATTTTCCTGTCACCTTCTCTATTAAATGCGCCAATATTTGCGAGGGGGTCTCCGCCAATCAAAGTCCCCTTGAGAAGATCTCCAATGTTTTTTACCGGGTCAGCAAGAACACTTTGTGCTTTAGACGCATCACCACTCTGAATAAAGATATTTGCCTCATCGTCCATTTCGGTAAGCTCCTTTGTTAAGGCCTGAAGACCCTTTCCATATAGGGTCGTTACGCCAGTTCTTCCGGCCTCCCCCATACCCATCGCCATCGTAGTAATACCCCTAGTCTGAAGTCTGGAGTGCATCAGCATAGCGTTTATCTGCCTATTTAGTTTTTCCATTTCGCCAAGAGTCTTATCCCTACCCTCAATCTCTTCGTCGATTTGTCTTTCGAGCAGCGTGGCAGCATCCTCATCTCCCGTCGACCTAGCAGTCTCCAGTCGATCCAAATAGTCCAGTATTCTTGTTTGGCTTTGAGGATCCGAGACTCCGAATTGACTGCCTAGTAATTGCTGCTGAGAATAAAAAGCCATCTGCTTGGAAGGATCATCAGCAGCTTGACTTGCGGTAACAATATCGCCCCCAGTAAATGACCGTAAGGTGTCCGCCATAGCCCCAGTAAGCATTTTTGACATGCCCGCCTGATCTCCAGTTTGCTCAGCTTCGAGCATTTGAGCCTGAAGCCCTATGCTAGCACCAAGCAAACCGCCGCCTCCTCCAAAATCCAATCCGCTTCTCTGCTGTACCACGAAAGCTGTTGCATAATCTGTAGTGAGTTTTCCGAGGGCTCCGGATAAATCCGAAGTAAGGCCTGTTGCGTTTTCAATTCCCAACCCAAGGTCTTTCATTGTGTTGGTAAGACCTTCCAAGAGTGGCCTTCCAAAGTCCGCAGACATTCCAAGTTTCGTAAACTTAGAAGCAGCGTTATTAAGTGTTGAAGTCACTGTATCTACGTTTAGTCCAGTTTTTGAAGCAATATCTGAAAATGTCGCAAGCTGTTCTATGGCCTGCTGCCCCGTAAGACCCTGTTTTGCCATAGCAGTCTCAAGGGCTCTGGTATATTGACCAAGCTCCATATTCATAGCACCAGCCTGCAATACGGCTGCAGCATATAGGTCCATATCCTTTGTGCCGATCCTAACCGTTGACATCGCATCCTCAATAGAGACATCTATATGCTGAAACTGCTTTGCTGATGCCGCCAACTCTTCTTTGCTTAAAAATCCAAACTCAAGAGTTGAATAAGAGGCCATGTTATTAACAAATCTATCTGTATAATATTGGGCGTCTTCAAATGTTTTTCCAAAAGATTTTGCAAGATCGAAATTTGCTTCGTCTAGATCTCTGTGAAAGGATGTAATAGAATCTACAGACTCTAGCGTGCCACTTACAAAGTCTGTTATCTCGGAGAATGCTATTCCGCCCAGGGAAAGGGCGCCCTTAAACGTTTCCCCCAGGCCTTCAAATAATTTACCGACACCAGGGATGTTTCCACCTAGTGACCCCATCGCTTTTGCAAGCTGGCCAAACCCCTGTGTTGATTTGATTGCCGACTCATTTAAATTATCAAAAGCACCTTTAGATGAAGATAAGGCTTGGTTATAAGAGCCTAGTGCTTCGGTACCTCTTTTCGCTGCTCTGTCTACACTATCAAGAGTTCCGCCAACTGGCTTAAGGATGTTTGCGGCCTCCTCGGCCTGGGCTTGTGTAAACGCTCCTCCGTCAACCAGTCTTCGTATGTCTTCTTGCCTGCCCACTTACCTAGTCCTTATCTTTTATATAGCCTGATAAATCTGATAAGTCACTCGGCATTCTTTTATATCGATTACCGGTTATATCATTGCCCATACTTTGTGCTTTATAATTAGCATGTAAATCCTTATTAGATTCGATAATTGATTTGACCAAGTCGCTATCTTCGAATCCTCTGCTTTCAATCATATCCTCAAACTGCTCATCGGTCATAAACCTCTCGCTTTCTTGCTGTTCCCTAATCTCCTTGATCTTCATTACAGCTTCCGCGTTCCAGAAGGACGCTAGATAATCCGCAATATTGACCATCTGTTCCAGGTCCTTCTCTCTTTCCATAGATAACATAGAGGCGTACCACCGCCATTGGAGTGGGTCTATATCGAGGAACCTCTTATCATCAACTGCGCAATTCCAGGTTTTACACAGCTGCCAACGAAGCCAACTAAAAGGTTCCGATGCTATTTTTTTAAATTTTCGTCACTCTTTTCTTCTTCTGGAATCACCATCTGGTTATATTCAATAAACAGCCTCTCTACTACAGTAAACTGCATATCAGAAATAAGCCTACCCCTCTTCTCAAGAGGTGTTAGGCTATCCAGGCCATCTCCCACATACAAGTCCTCTAGCGGCTCTCCATTGACAGAAACAATGGCCCTGCTCAAAACAGCCTCCCGCATACTCGGCACCCTTTCATCATCAGATAAGGTCATAACATCTTTCATCATGCTTCTTTGTTGTCCGCTAGTAAGAGTTGCTATACTAAAACTAACGCCATCTACATCGACAATACTCTCTTGTCTTCCTAGGAATATTAACTGTCTTAACCCAGACAGTTTATCGTTAGATTCTTCTGTAACCCCTAAGTCATTTTCAACTTTAGCGTCATCATCGCCCTCTTCAAAGTCAGCTTTTCTTCTTGCCATTTTTTTTTCTCCTAATGATTAAATAAAAATACTTAACCTTATTACGCATTATACGCTTTTAAAACAAAAAAAGACCACCAAAGTAGGTGGTCTTTTGATTTATCTATATTCTTACGTGTCAGCTATACGCTGCAGATATAAGTCCCGGGAAGTCAAGGGGGCCTCTTCTGCCCTTGCCAGCATCAACAGCCTTTTCAGTATTATCAATCTGAGTTCCTGCGAGCTGCCTGGCGCCACCTGTTCCCGGACTCTCGGCAGTGGGCTTGTTGCCCCTTGTAGTAAACATAAACTCTGCCTGAACAGACGCGTTTTCTGTTATGATATAATCACCAGCACTATATGTCTTGCCTATAGAGGCAAACCAGCAGTTCTTGTAAGTTGTAACAACCGCCTCATCACCAGTTCCAGTATAGTTATCTATAACCATAATATCAAAAGGAATTCTTTGTGATGCCAAGTTTCTAAATCCACGAGCCATTGACTCTGTTATGCTTAATCCGTCAAATACTATTCTCTGAATAGTTAAATCAACAGTTGTTGCGGACTGAGGAACAATCTCGACTATTCCGTCTGTACCTACCTCTTGAAGCCTCCTTAGTGGCTTAGTCTGACTCTCTTGAAAGCTCTGCACAGCGCCAACTGGCTCATTATTTACCATAATGATTACTTGGGTTGATAGACCAGTTCTGGTCTTGCTGTCTAAAATGCTTCCTGTTGATGGGTATGATGCCATTTTTATCTCCTAATTTTAGAGGACTCCAACCTCTATGTCTATGAATATGTAGTTTATTGGGAATGCAGGCTGGAACCTTAAGAAAACGTTCCACTGCCTTGGATCTACCTTATCCCTTGAAACTTTAATGTTTTCAAAATTCGTAACAAGACCTTGGCTAACTAACGCTGACATAATTGATATAACCCTAGAGCCTATAACTCCTTGTGTGTTTTCATTTTCAACAGTCCCTATATACCCATCCAAACTATCTCTAAGAACCTGCTTAACTCTATCTCTAATGAAAACTACTGAAATTTCCTCATCTTCAACATATCCGGTATTACTAGTTGTTCTTCCGGCCAGCACTCTTCCACCGCCAGTTACCGGCTGTAGAACTGTGGCTCCAACATTTCCAAGAGAATTTAGCCTAATCTGCCTATACACCTTATCTCTAAGTAGTGCAAATCCGGTAAGAACCTTTCTTGTTAGAGGTATTGCAACATTTTGTGTTCCGGATAGCCAACCTCCAGCTGCTGCCGCTATATAAAACCCATCAATGTTTGTATTTGTACCGTTAATGTTTCTAACGATAGAGTCTGGATAGAAATATACACATCTCTTGCTTATGTAATTATCGCTTAACTTAAAGTTAACCAAGTCTTCAACATTTCCGGCCAAGATCTCAGCGGCGGTATCTCCCTGAATTCCTTCAATAATTCCAATATCCTCAACTGCGATTTCAGACTCTCCAAGAAGTGCAGCAACCGTAACGCCCTGCTGAGCTCCAATTAGAGCTACCCTTTCCTTTCTGTTTGCAATAGTGCTCATCTGCTCACAATGTGTAACTGCGGCTCTAAAGATCTTAGACCTATTCTGAGTTGGGAGCGGAACAACTATCTGGCAGTCTTGAGCTTCAAGCTTTTCGAATGCATTAAACCAGTTTGTATCAAAAAGGTCAGCATCCTTCTGATCAATGTATGAGATCCTGATTCCATCGCCCTCTTTGATGGTTCCGCTGGTTGCTAAATCTTTGTGAAGAAGCAATGCAGCTCCAGTATTGGTAGTGTCAGCTTCATTCTTTAAGAACCACTTAACATCGACAAAGCTCGATGTTAAGACATCAGCCGTGCCAGTTCCGTGTCCGTAAACAACTACGGTATTATCATCCAACACCGAGTGAATCGTCATCTCATGGTCATCAAGTCCGGTTTGAGTCTGGATGGCAGATTCTGTAGTATACTTTGTTCCTTCGCCATCTGAAGTGTCCTCCACTTCAATAGACTGAAGTACAATAATGTCTCCAACATGACTTGAATCAAAGTTGAATTCAGTCGTTGAAAATGTACTTGTTTCATTTGCAACAGATGCGGTCGATGACCCTGTCAAAACGCCTTTAAACCCAGTTCCTAAGATCTGAACTCCGGTACTGACGATAGTATAAGAATATGCATTATCTGAATCAGAAATCCAGTTCACCTGTGAAGTGTTTGTTTCATTTACTATTCCAGAGGCAAGTTGGGTGTTATAGAATCCGTATTTATTTGGAAATATCTGTGTCTCAACTCCGCTTCTGACTACAAATATGTTAACCTCTGTATCTGTATCAGGCTTGCCGAGCCCAAGACCAGAGTTCGGTCTTGGTATTGGAAAGTAAAGATCATCTCTTTCTGCGTTTGTCCCAACCGAAACTTGAATCCCGCCATCTCCATTTGAGTCAACAGCCTCAAGAAGAGTCTCTGCTGTTCTTCTTGATATTGCAGGCTTACACTGAAGAGCCAAAATTCCAGGCGCTCCATTCTCAAAAGCCATTTGAGCTCCGAGAGCTAATGTATTTGTAGCACTTGGTGTGCCATGCTTTTTAAATAATTCTGAAGTACTTGTAAAAAATTCAGGATCGTTAAGATCTTCAGTAGCAATATATCTTGCCTCAAGCTCGTCACCATTTCTAAGCACTCTTGACTGAACCCTTAGCGTGAAGAAGTCACCAACCTCAAATGGCGTGGCGCCCTCTTTTACTGCAAACTCAAGAACACCGTTTGTATCTAATAGATAATATGTTACACTCACCTGGGATAGCCCCATCTCAACATGAGTTCCGGCTCCAGCACTATTAAAAAGGATCGTTGCGGCTGAGACGCCCATTCCAAGGTATGCACCAGAAGAATCGCGTAGCCCATCCGATAACGAGGCAGTTGAGTCTGAATGATAACGAGCACCAGCAGAAGTCATTCCGTTGTAGATAGACTCAAGGCCAACGGGGAATCCAGAGGAACTATCTCCGTACTTCTGAACTCTACAACGCCTAGATGATGTAACTGCAGTTATAGTGTATCTTCCCTCATTGACTCCGCTACTTATAATCAGAGTCTTTCCGACATCCGCAGAAGTAAAGGAATTTGTTGGAGCCGTAGCAACTTCGATACTGCCACCAGTTAGATGATGTAGATCGCCATTATTATCCCCCTGTACGAACAAATTAGTTGCATGAATAAACCATATAAGATCAGCTTGCGTTTCCGCAAGAGCTCCCTCTTCTGTGGTTATTACAGACCTATCATTATCACTGTCAAACGTAATTGACTTAATTTTAGCTGGATTTGAGTAACCGCCATAGTCTGTTGCTGAAAACTCATTAAACCATATGTAATCACCAGCTAATGCCTGACCATGTTTTACAAGATCGAATGCAGCAATGTATATAGTGTCAGTAGTCGTACCTACAGCTGATGTTGCAGTTTTTGCAGCAGAACCCGCAGAGGTTTCCGTCACCGCCCCGCTCGTCATACCTATTCCTGCCATAAAGTTGGTAGCAACCAAATATCCGTCTGCTACCGGGTCTTTAGTACCAGACATTGCTCCGTCTGCACCCGTTTGGCTTCCGGTATTGCTACTCCACGTATAAGGAACCCCGTTTGCGTCTCTTACAACACCGGTGACCTCTCCTCTGACAGTAAAGGTGCTTTGCCCAGATATAACATTTCCGGCCGAATCGCGAACTGTGCCTACACACTTTGCGGTCCAATTTTCAGCAATCGCATTCGTATCTAAAATATTTATAAGATTTGTAGAGTCGACACCCCATGTTGTTCCCTGGTGAGCTACTACTCCATTTCCGGTATTTCCAGAGCTTGCTGAATATAGCTTTCCATCTAGGTCTGCCAAAGCTGCTTTTTGCATTTCAATAGCACCCTTCGAAACATCAAGTCTATAATCATATTTTGAATCGAATCCGGACGCTCCCCACTTTCCAGTTGTAGAATCAACGGTCGCCTCTGTACCGTACAATAGGCTCTGATTCAACCTAAGCTCTGTCCTTCCCGACTCAACTGGCGCATTTGCAATCTTAAAAAATCTGCCATCGCCAGTTCCGGTTGGACTGTAAGTAATGTTACCATCCTTGCCACTTCCAAACGCGGAAGAGACCACTGTTTCTTCCTTAAGACCCTCGCCCAATACACATACAATGCGCAGTCCGCCAGGAATGGATACACCTCTAGATATAACCCTATCTCTAGCAAACACTCCGGGCTGTACATAACCTGAAATTCCTGGTATATTAGCCATTTAGTTCCCTCCGAGTTTCCAATATCAATTCATTGATTATTATTAGTAGTTTAATTATATTCTCATTTAATTTGTGTTTTTTCTAAAATATCACTGTAATTTAAGGCCGCAACGTCTGCTTGAGTTTTCTGTCCTGGAACAGGATGCCTGGTTGAATCAAAATAGAAAACTAATTTTTCAATAATAGAATCTAGTGGAATCTCAACCCTCCACTCAGAAAGCGTGCTCAGTGTAATATTCTGACTATAAACAAAATCATTAGCATAAGGCTCCGCATTTTCTGCACCTATAGACAAAGATTTTATAAAAAGACCATTAGCCCTAAGATCTTGCCATAAAGAATACTGAAGAGCCATACTTGCAATTTCAGTTAGCTCCTCCAATTCGGAATGACTTTCTGAATATATCATGATGTCGAAAGAAAGCTCCCACATCCCCGCATACACTCTGTGTGTCGGGGTCTTTATTTTGCTTATAGAGCCGTAATTATTCTCAATAATGTCTTCCCTATGCTTCAATGTCATATTTTGATTGAATGACAAAGGCTTGTATGTACCGCCATTTGACTTTACAACTATAGCTGGAAAAAATTTAACCTCATAACGATAAACATCACTTATTAAAATTTTTGTTGTTAGCACGGAGTCAACGTCCATACCAGTTAAGTTTGGTGTCAAAGGATACCCATACTTATCATCTCTATATGTAAATATAGAATCAGCTCTAAAGATATCTCTCATTGCCGATATTAAAAGATTTTTTGGCTGAACTATTGCAACATTTTGAATTATATTATGATCAGAAAAAAAGTTTGAGAAAACCCTGTGATCTCCACTTCCCGCAGCTCCGGGCAATGCTTGATTATCCATCATCTCTATTACTCTTCCTTGTCACCAAGCTCGTCTTTCGAGCTTGTGGTTCTTTTCTTTCTAAAATGTAATGGGATATAACTAACATCTTCTATTTTCGAAGCTTGATCACAAAAGTTTTTAATTTCAGATATACAGCTGTCTAAATTTTTCTTATCATTTAAATCATCATTATTAATAACTATTCTTTTTTTTATTAACAATTCTACAACCATGTCTCCAGTATTTTCAATAGGAGAACCAGAAATAATCTCAATTGAGGAGTTATCCGATAAAAACTTTATCCTTCTATTTAAATCGTTTTTTAGGTAATTTGCTATATTTTTTATAGTTTTATTAACCTCATAACCTCGATCACCCTTGGAAGCTAAAAATTTAATAGTGAACATCACCTAACCTCAAAAGTTTTTATCCCATTCTCAAGATTCACTGTTCTATTTATTGTTTTAAACCTAGAGTGTGAGTACTCCACACCATACTTTCCAGCGGGAAGTCTAACTTCCCAGTAACCATCAGCATTTGATATCTCGCTTTTTATCAAATCGCTGCTACTGTCATAAACGCTTATAGCTACATCTGGTATCGGAACCATATTATTATCAACAATTCGGCCAAAAACTTTCACTGGACCTAAGACTAACTTATCAACACTTTCCGATCCTGTGGAGACACTAGTAGCAGCAACTGCAGAAGCCCTAGCAGAAGGTAATGCTATTGGCTTACTTGATGTCAATAGCTGAGACACCTTATTATTCAAATGTTTTATATTAGTGTCCACAATTTCAATTTTCTTATCAAGAAGATCTACCCTATCTACTAAAGCGTAGATAGCATCTATTGCCGACTGTTCCTTTGATTTAGCCATAATTAACAACCCTTGTTAGAATATTAATATTTATATAAATAAAAATTTATTATTACTCAACTATATGCACTTACTATTGTACCATGGTGCGCATGAGCTACTCTATACCAATTTTCTTAAAAATTCTGAACATCTTTAAATGGAATTCTTTTTTTAAATAATTTTTTCTTTACTAAGCTTAATTTATATACGACTTTTGACATTGGAATTCCTAATACCATTAGTAATTTTCCTAATCGATTGCCTTTATCTGTTGCTCCAACTTCATATGCCATTTGATAAGCCCATGGTATTGCTATCCATGAAACAATGTTTGTAAATACCTTTGATTTTTTCATTACGGATACTATTGGAGTTGCCCACATTCTATAACCATGCAATGCTTCCTTGTTGGACTTCTCCATAATTCTGCCAAAAAGTTTATCTGCCTCGTATATTGACTCATTCATCATGCCTTGTCTGAATAACTCTGAGCATATTACGGTATCGCTAATATGTTCGGCTGTAACATTGTCAACGGCCTCTCCAACGACTATAGTGTTTGATGTTTCGGAACATCCAACTCCGAGCGATACTCTATACTTATTACCATCCTCTGTATCTGCCCTCCACCCATGCCCTGCACTTATCATTCCGAAGAACCAGTCTCTGGGGTAATTATCTGTTCTGAAGTTAGGGATTCCGGGCCGGCTCCAGTGCTCAAATGACTCGACGGGAATGGATAAGGATTTATCAGTTGGAATTTCTAAGTCTCCAGTTATTATAGGAAGATCCGTTATAATATTATTGCTAATTGTAGAGTATGTTAAAAGTCCCCCTACACATATTATTGACGCTCCACAGCCCATTCTTTTGAACCTACAATTACTCACCTCCAAGCCTCTAAATATTCTCCTGCTCCCGTCTGAATTCTTTACATCATCGTCAGAGAACATTTTTGAATCATCAGTTGTGGACGGTTGTCTCATGAGGGTGACCATATATTCAAAGTCACATGCTGATCCGACTGAGTCATTTTGAGCATTCTCTGGTCCAATGAAACTTATGTTTTTAAAAATAAACCGTTCTGTCCCGACTTCTTTTTGTGCAATTGAAACTACAGAAGCAACCCCGCTAACAGACCCTCCACAATCATACACAAAGTCCTTAAGCGTAACTCCATTAATTATCTTACTTGAATCTAAAGTGGAATAGGTGCCTAACTCTATATCTTCTGACTGCCCTATTATAAATAATGATTTATATGCATTAGGTATATAATCGCTAACGCTTGAGAGTGAACATAATGATCGAAAAGAAGCACTTCTCTTTATTATAGTTGACGGACCAACCCCGCTTATAGATATATCTTTATGTATCATTATTGGCTCATCTATATAATAAGTGCCTTCTTTTATGAGTATAGATGGTGTTGCGTTAAAACTGGAAAACATTTTATCAAACATCATCGCATATCTAACGGCGCTTTTTATATCTACAAAGTGACTAAATCTTGTATCGTTTGAAACTGTTATGTCTGAAATAATTTTATAGTCAATATTATCTATAAAAAGTCTTAAATCATATATCGTTATTATGCTTGGAACAGACCCAAGTGTATCTACTTTTACTCTTGCTAAATGTGCAACATTCATATCTGAAAATGGAGATATTGAGCTAGATTCGTATCCCGTTATTATGCATCCATCTGAGTCCATTGCAACATAAAAGGTTCCTCCGGCGACTCTTTGAATATAATCTTCTACGCCTTCAAACTCATACCTTATTCCGTTTACTATCGCAATACCCGCCGATACCGTAAATTTTGCAACATTGCCTATGGCATCACTATCTATTAATACGCCGCTCACATTGCAGCCTCTTATTATTCCAGAGCCCCTAAGCTCATTTCTAGGGCCCTGTATATATCTTTCCAAGAATGTTTCACTGATAATAGTATGGTCTATGGTTCCAGTAGTTCTCTTGTCCAAAACAACAGGAACTCCATTTTTATTCTCTGCAGATACTGTTGAGGTAGATATAACTCTCCCTATTGATGTTGCGAATGCCCCCCTTGATAACGTTATTCCGCTATATGATGACTCGTTAAAACCATAGATTTCTGTAAATATAGTAGACGTTGGGGGAGAGGAGTGCTCAACCTGTAACACTATATATGACATTCTATCGGATGCGAATACTTTGTATAGACCATCTGCGCCTACCTGAACTGGAGGGCCAGAAGATACAAACCCAGGTCCAGACAGGGTTGCGACATTAGAGCTACTCACAGAGATGGTGGCAACTTCATCGGATACTATAAAGTTCTTAGAAACATCAACAATAATCGCCCTAAAACCAGAGTCCGCAAGAATCCCGGACTGCTCAAGCCTTCTTCTGAACATTATATCATTATTTTCATCTATAAATACGTCAAACAATACGCTGCCGACCGTTGGGGTCGGCCCAGATGATATCGGGCCAAGTTCATTAAACTCTAATTCGCTAATTGACGCACAGCATCTTATTACATGGACAATAGAGTTACCATCTAACTCTCCGGAGAAGGATCCTCCATCAAAATCGAGAGTTATTACCGACTGGGTAGCCTCTAGTATTCTGTATGTTCCATCATCTGACGGATCAGTGGATTTTGTTATTATTACCAAATCTCCAGTTCTAATATTACTTGTAATAAAGTCAACGCCACTAGTTGAGCTTATAGTTAAATCTGCAGAGATTTGGACCTCAGAAGAGCTATATGACTTTATCTTTCCAAAACTAGATATGAGCAATCCGTTTATATGATATGCATTTCCGGTAGTTCCCTCAAATTCTTTGTCTAGAACGCTAAGCATTCCAAGCTCTGCTGTCCCATCATTAGACGTGCCGCTACTTATTTTAAGAGTTCTGTTTATTATATCAGAAGAATTATTCGGCATATTATGAGATATTGCAAGCTCATAACATCTTGACATTTTTATCTTATATGCCATTATATTTAAATGATTTTCTATAGAAAATTTATTTATTTTAGACACTATAGTATCTAAGGATTGAGAGCTATAATTAGAGTCATATACCTCTATTTGTACCTCTTCTTCACTGTCTATTGATATATTAAACGAGCCAGAATCTTCCGTAAGTGCAGATGGGTTAACACCCCTTGTTATTATCGTAGCAGAATCTGGGCTTGAAACCTGAACATCTGGAGTGTTTGTCTTATTCCTTCTATATCTAACGGTGCAGTTCAAGCCATTTGAATTATATGATCTGTATATTCTTTTAGATATTGAGCCAAATATTCCCGCCTCACTTTCAGAGACTGGAGATCCATATACGTCCACATATACAAGCTCACCGCTACCATTAAGTGAAAAGCTTTTTATTGAATATGATATATTGTTCTCATCAGTAGTTGAACCAGAAAGTATGAGTAAATCAAATTCACTAATAGACTCTATTGGTGTTGGGTTGTCTGTAAAATAAAATCTTGTAGTCGACTTTCCAGTAATAGCCTCGTAATTAACTTCAGATGATGAGATTATCTCTGATCCCACACCTAGATTTTCATAGCCGTCTATTACCGAACCAGACCTTATGATTCCATTAGAGTTTAGGTTAAGCGTATTATCCCTAAGGGCGACCCCTTCGAGATCTGCCATATCCTCTATAGCGCCCTGAACACTCTCTTTCTTTATTATATCTGAAACATTTGTATTATCAAAGAATACCTGATTGGCCTCATGAGATCTATTTATAGAAGATATCGACTCCCCTGTATAGTTTATATGAGAAGAATACAAGCTGTTAATAAAGCTTTGAAGGTCTTGTTCTGTAAATGAAGTTGTGGCAGAGGAGCTTGATGAAAAATCGGTAGCCTCCTCTACGGTTATAGCCTTAGCCTTGTGTCTGTTTGTCGCCTCTGGATTAACATGAGTGGATAAGATATAGTTTAGTTCATCAACTTTTGCAATTATAGATTCTATCTGTCTATTTAAAATAGATACTTCATCTTGCAAAAGCTGAGTCGGGAAGTCCAGCCTGAGCTTAGACTCCTGTATCGCAGCAACCTTAGATACATCAACATCAATAATGGGGCCAGACAATATGTTGGCCCTGTCCAATGCCTCTTTTTTAATATTACCTCTATCGTCCAAAACTCTATTTAGACGATTAGACACGGTATTTCCAATTGACCCCTGAGGGTTGGTCCCGAGGGTCTTTTCAATTTGAAATATGGCTGACCTTATGCTGTTTACAACATCAGAGCCTATTTCGGTTATATTGTCTCTTACATGCTGTATTTCTGCAGATGTATCTAATTTGTCTGGATATTTTGATTTCGACATTATTTAATACCTATTGCGCACAATACTTTTACGAACTCTCCGTCATCTTCTTCTGGAATATTAACAGTTCGCCATGCAGTTCCGATAACTCTCCTATATTGCTCAAATGTAATATCATCCCTACTTATAGGGATGCAGTGATTTTCCTCTGGAATTAAATAATCTCCATCTTTAGATCCACCCCTTACGACAACGGGAACCTGCCCTACAAAAGAGACGACCTCTCCGGAATATCCATCATCTTTCCATGAAGCGTTGCCAACTAGTGCCGCTCTATTTGTTATAACCATCGGGGTTCCAGGTCCACTTCTGTATATTATAGCCTCTCTTATATACACAACCATCCCCTCCTCTAATCCAAATATCTCTCTATTTATAATTACAATATCTGAGTCGTCATCGTCCTTCTCTAGCTCCTTCTCTAGGATTTCTGGCCACTCATTTATATCACCTATTTTTAACCACTCTCCGAAATCCTGGGCTCCAGTATAGTACTGAACACCCCTTCCTCCGTATGCCTTTGAGTAGTAATGAGAGTGTCCATTGTTATAATCATTAGCACTATTCCCACCGAGAATAATCATAGGGTGTGGCCTGGTGGTTGGATTTAGCCATTTGGTGCGATCAGACAGGGTTTCTCCGGTATCTGAATCGTCATCACCGGTCGCCCTCCACCTAGGGGTATCGATTGCCGGGGCAGTTGTATATACATAATCAACCATTCCACCAAGTGTGCCTTTAACCCTGGCTAGGTGTTTAAATACTGGACCCAGAGGAGACCCCGACCCGTCGACAGGCGTATTACCCACTGGAACTTGTTCTGTATGACAGAAGTTAAAAAACGCTGCTTTTATATCTACGCCATCATTCCCTACTGTTCCAAGGGTTCCCCTTACACCTCCAACGGTATCGGCCCTCTCGATACTTGGGTTATTTTTGCCATCTTGCGCGGTAAACCTTATCCAATTTGATTTATAGCTTGGCCTGTATCCATTAACTCCGAGCAATAACACGCTTCCTTCATATACTCCAAGATCCGCGTCATTGAATTCCTCTGCAGAATTAAAAATTGAAGCAATATAACCGCCACTTCTGCAACCCCTTACGTCAAGAGGCACTGCTGCTTCATCACCCAAAGAAGAATAAGTGAAGCCTTTATCACCGTCAACCCCGCCGGAACGCATTGAAGTCCAGCCTTTTCCGCCTACTCTAAACTTTGATTTGGAATTACCATCATCATCTGTAGTCTGAAGGCGGATGTCTTTGCCCCTTGAGAGGTTCCCAAGGAAGGCATCCTCACCGGCGTTCATCCCTATTAGAACTCCAGGCCCGCCGACCCCAGCCGCCGTCTCGTCGTCAGCCGCTGTTTTTCCAGTAGTAGTATTTGTAAATCTAACATAAGCTCTATTGGATGTGTCTTCATGAATATGAACAACGGAGCCACCATCAGCATGGGGAAGGAAATCTTCTACTCCGATTCCAATTCCTTTTGTAGATTTTGTGTTAAAGAAAGTTTTTGCAATTACCGTTAGACTATCAGATTCCGAGTTGCCTATGATAGTGTCACCGTACGCTTTAACATCGCCATAAAACGTAGAGTCAAGCCAACTACTAAACGTTTCATCACCATCAGTATTATCAGAAAATGAGACCGAACCCTTTGTTTCTAGCCAGTATGGAACCTCTAAGTTGTCAATATAGGTATTTGCCTCTGCAATAACTGTTCCGAATCCTACTTTGTTTTTCGGATCCCAGTATGGGCCAGAATCTCCAGATACGACATTTCCAATTGCAGTAATAAACTGACTTTCAGAATACCTTCCATTTCTCCCTTGTCCACTTATACCAGTTGATGTAACAGAGCTGGTATAATGATAACGATCTGCCTGCATAATGTGGTCATAATCATCACCCTCCTGCGTATCTTGATATATGGGATAAGCCTGCTCGTCACCAAGAGTGTCTAAAAAGTTATTATTGTATTTAAAATAATACCACTTATTTGCTTCCCACTTTTTAAGACGAGTAAGGCTGTTTATAAATTTACAATTTTGTATAGTTATATTACCAACTCGATCATCCTCATCTGAATCAACATTGGCTACAACTATTCCCATGTTATGCTTTCCAAAATCAGTTTTTTCCGAAAAGTCAAACTTTACATTGTCAATCACTACATGGCTATTATAAGAGACTCCATCGCCATCGCTAATCATTGGGTCTAAAATCCTAATTCCAGACAGTCGCATTGAAAAATCTTTTAACAAAACCTTTCCATTGGAAAGGGTATTTACATCAGCTGTAGGCGTAGTGGCAGATAGGCCTGGGCCGGCTATGTGTATGTAGCCATCGTTCTTTATAGCACCGGCACCTTTCCTGTCATCACTGGTCGCCGGATAATCGACATATGTTCTCATTATGTCCAATACAGTAGAGTCACCCTCTCCTACTATATTAACCGGAAAGTTTATCCATGCTCCGCTTTCATATGCTTTATCAAATACCTGCTGCTTAGATGTGTCTGCAAACATGACTCCAACGTCATAAACAATAGTGTGTACACCTGACTTCAAACGTATCGTTGGGACTCCAGCTCCTGGATATATATCAGAAAATCTTTTTGCATACTTAATAGCTTTTGATATATCTCTAAAGTGCCCCATTCCTGGTAGGGGGCTGACTGAAATTGCGTTTAAAACCTTGCTATCCAGATCGCTTATAAGGAGTCTTAGGTCATATCCTGTAACAACACCTCCAGATTTTTCCACAGAGCCTAGAATTGCAAATCCGCTAGCTCCAAACGGACTAGAACAGGGGCTTGAACCGCTACTGCCAGCAGCCGGTAATGCGACTATATTTCCATATTCGTCTAACGCTATATAAAAATTATCAACAGAGTCGCCGCCAGCACTTGGTATCCCGGATAAAAATCCTTCTATTAGCGGTACTTCAAATCTCTTTCCAGAAACATATGCCGCGCCAGCCGATATGTCAAACTCATATATTTCTGATGCAGTAGACATATCTAACGTAACATTGGATATCTCAAGGCCAAAGACAACGCCATCACTTCTTGTTTCGGAAAACCTATTATACACCAACTCTTCTTTTACGCTTGATGCTATATCGTCAATTCCGGTAATTCCGCTAACTAGAGTTCTTATGATCCGCCTAGTCTGCTTATCATTAGAGTATGATCTAGAACCCCCACCGGTTATCTCACCTCTAAAGTTGTCATAACTAACTCTGGATATATGAAGATTAGTGTCTTTATTTACAGGAGGGTAGACATATACTGAAAATTCAAGTTGCGAAGTAGAGCTAGCTGATATTTCGGACAGTATATCACTAACCCTATCTATAAGTAATTTTAATGATATGTTGTGTTTTCCAGATCTTATACTCTGGTACACTCTGTCAGAGGCTAGAACTATAGGATCTCCGCCATCTAATATGATCTGGACGCTTCCAGACGAATTGATTGAAGCGACCATAGATAACTCTATGCTAGAATCATCCCCACTAAAATCAACAATAGTTACCAATGACTGATATTTTGTATTTACATGAGATACATACTCAATCCTTTTATCCAAATACACTTCTTGGTTAGAATCTAAGAATATATCAAGCACCATTCCTGATGTAGATGAGTCAATTTCGTCAAATTCCATAGACGAAAGAGAAACGGAGTTTCTATAAATCAAAAACCTTGTTTCGTCTGTTGATGAACCAGAGAAGCCTACTGATGAGACCGGCTCTGCCAAGACAATCTGCTCTGAGCTTACACTTGATATAACATATGTTCCACTATCATCATCAGAATTTATTATTGTGATCAAGTCTCCGGAGTATATTTTGTTCTCCTTAAAGTCTAAATCTCCACCTATTGATGTTATATAGTTTGTTCCGGAGGAGAAGGACATGTCTGAACCATAAACATCAATCTTCTGACTCAAGCCCTGATATGGGTAACCTTGAATAAAATATTTATTTCCATAAGTAGCCTTAACAACTCCAGAGTCACTAGAAAGCCCCATTCCGTCGAGCGAGCCGCCAGTTACTTCAAGTGTGTAATCAAAATCCTTAGAAGATGGAAGATTATGTGCAATGACAAGCTCAGACCCTCCATTGTCTTTATCCAACCTGTAAGCTGAAAAGTTATAAGAATTTTCAGCAATTTGCTCGTTTATTTTATATACAATAGTGTCCAGGCTTTGTTGTTCAAAACTAGAGTTATACACATCTAATGATACCGAATCTCCACCATCAACGGATATCTCCACGCTGCTCAGCGCGTTCAGCGCAGCTGGCCTTATCTCATTAGTGATTATAGCCGAAGAGTTCGGATTACATATTTGAACCAAATAGGATGAAGATGTAAGGTCTGGGACCTCCCTTGCTGTGGATAGCAGTGAAGTTATATTCCCACTAGTCTTCGTATTCCTACTCATAGAGCCTACAGACTCCGATGATGAGTCTTCGGCAAATGAGCCGAATATGCTAACACTCTCTATCGATGACAAATCAGAGGATAGGGTGAAGCTCTCAATCTCATAGTTGGACGAAGTAATGCCGTCACCCAAAGTAAGTATATCTGACTTAGAGGCTTCCACTCCACTTATACTTATTGGACTTCCAAAGGTTACATCAGAAACCTTTGATGAGTCAGTAGAGGATGGCATTGAGAAGGAAACCGATGTTTCCTCAGATATTTCAACCCCAAAATCTGATGATGAGTCTCTCGTTATCACACAATTGTTCAGAGCGCCATTGGTATGAAATAAATCCTGATGTTCTACAGCTTGAAAAAATGACGCTAAAGCTATATCCTCTATCGCACCCTGAACATCATCCTCGCTAGTTACCTGAGTTATGTTTGTGCTATCAAAAAACACCTGATTTGCTTCATGAGAGCTGTTTTCTTCAGATATGCCTATTCCATCATAATTTATATGCGAACTGTATATATCATCCAGCACCGATTGAAGCGTTGACTCCTCCACTGAGTTTGTAGAAGTTGAGCTTCCAGAGGACCCGATTGCCTCTACGGTTATAGCCTTAGCCTTGTGTCTGTTTGTCGCCTCAATGCTAACATGAGTGGATAAGATATAATTTAGCTCATCAACTTTCGCAATTATAGACCCTATCTGCCTATTTAAGATAGATACCTCATCTTGCAAAAGCTGAGTTGGAAAGTCCAGCCTGAGCTTAGATTCCTGTATTGCAGCAACCTTAGATACATCTGCGTCAATGATTGGGCCGGATAATATGTTAGCCCTGTCCAATGCCTCTTTTTTTAGATTACCACGAGAGTCTAGCGCTCTTGATATCCTCGAAGATACGCTGTTACCAACCGAACCCTGAGGATTAACCCCAAGTGTTTTTTCAATTTGAAATATAGCGGTTCTTATGCTATTAATTACATCAGAACCAATCTCTAAAATGTTGTCCCTCACATGTGGGAGCTCAACAGATGTATCTATTTTTTCAGGATATTTTGATTTAGCCATTTAACCCACCAATTATGTACTTTAATGTCATACATATTTAAATAATTAGTAAGTAGTCTCCATAGTGTCCCCAATTCTATCTGCGGCTAAAAATGCCCCAATAGTTACTACAACACCAATAGAAAAAATACCCCAATTTTTAAGCTCACTTAAGTTGTTCTGCTGCCTCGTTC